GCCTGTCCAATTGGTTGCTGGCTGATGCGGAAATCGCTTTATCCGCTTGGTCTATCCCGTTTATCTCAAATGCCCACATAAACTATAGTCCTCCGGCAAACTTTCTGCCTAACGCATGATCGATGTATTCCATAATCAAGTCATCGCCGATATATACTTGAATGACGTTCCCTTGTCTTTGCGTATCAAGTCCAAGCAATCCCGGTAATCGGTTAAGCGGCAATATCGCTTCTTTGCCTGCTTCGCCGAACCCATGCCCGCCGAGCACCGTCGGCTTTGTAAATATCCCGCCTTTGGCATGCCAGTTCACTTTAAACCCGGTCGGGTAAGTGATCTCTTTGCCTAAGAATATCTTTGATTTCATGGTTAATGTAAACGTCGGCAGTTTAAAACTGCGCCACATCGATTTTATCTTGTTGATAATCTCTTTTACCTTATCCCTCAAATCTTCAAAGACCTGTTTAATCGCATCGATTTTCTCGGTGACTGTTTCAACCAACTCTTCGAGGTTTGTGCCGAATATATTTAAGATAAAATTAATCCCCGCCAAGAACAGCTTTTGCAAACCTGCCCAGAAGTTCTTACCTAAATTAATAATCGCTTCAAGCGCTCCCTGCCAATCACCTTGGAGCAGTGCGGTGAACACCGAGAAGATATCCGTAATCAACTGAATCGCTGCTGAGAATATCGCTTGCACATATTCCCAGCCGGATTGGATAATCCCTTGAATATTCATAAAGTTATTCTCCCACGCCCATGAAAAAGCCGTGATGAAAAAATTCACCAGTGCTTGAATAAACTCAATCGCGGATGAAAACATCACTTTGACTTGTTCCCACATGGCATTGACACTGTTTCGAAAACCTTCGTTATTTCGATACAATGCAACAAAGATAGCGATAAGCGCCGCCACAGCCGCGATGATACCGAGAATCGGCATGGCCATACCGCCAAGCGCAGTCCCTAACAATCCGGCTGAGCCGGGTAATATCCCGAGTAGCGCCTGCAGTTTCCCGAACATCGTGACGCCTTTACCCAAAATAACAAGCAACGGCCCGATGGCCGCAATCATGCCTAATACCTTGACGATCGTTTCGGTTTGTTTGGGTGATAACTTATTTAGCTTGTCGACAAATCCCTGAACCTTATCCGTTATCTTGTTTAATGCCGGCAGCAATACTTCGGATAATTTAATCGCCAGTTCTTCAACTGCTGATTTAAGCCGCATCAACGCGCCTTTGGACCCGCTCTGGACGATATCCGCCTGCTTTTTTGCCACATCATTATAATTACTCGTTGCATCCGCCAGCTTATCGATATTTTCATCGGTCGCATTGATAACCGCGAGCATCCCACTCATGGCACGTTTGCCGAATATGGCCGCCGCATGCTGTGCCTGCTGCTCTTCGGTTAAATCCTCAAAGGATCCCCGAAGTTGTCCGATTACATCGTCAAGCGGCAGCATATTGCCTTCGGTATCCGTAATTTCAACGCCGAGCTCTTTCATCGATTTCTTCGCTTCCGCCGTCGGCTTGGCTAGGTTCGTCATCGCGGTTCTTAGCGACGTGCCTGCCATAGAGCCTTTAATACCGGCATCCGCCATATGCCCTAAAATCTCTGCCGTATCCTCAACCGAATAACCGAGCGCGGATGCGATCGGTGCCGCATAATTAAACGCTTCTCCCAATTGTTCGATATTCGTGTTCGCATGGGATGCTGTGTTGACTAATAAATCAGTCAATTTCGCCGCATCTTTGGCTTCTAAACCAAACCCGCGTATGCCTGATGCGACAATATCCGTAATCACCGCTAAATCCGTATTGGTTGCGATGGCGCCGTTGATGGATGGTTTAATCGCATCCATACTCTCTTTTGCGTTAAACCCCGCACGGGCGAAGTTTTCAAGCCCCTTACCCGCTTGCGTCGCACTGAACATGGTCGTTGCACCCATCTCGCGCGCTTTGGCTTTTAATGCTTCCAGCTCTTCACCGGTGGCACCGCTGACCGCTGCGACGATATTCATTTGTGCTTCAAAATCAACGCCGACTTTTCCCGCCGCGACCGCAATCCCGATTAACGGCAATGTCACGCCCCGGGTCATCATACGACCGGCGCCTGATATACGCCCGCCTAAATATGATATATCTTTGGTTGCACGTTTCATCTTGCGGTTAAAGCTGGATAAATCTGCGCCGATTTTTACGAGTAATGGCATATGCTTTCTCCATAAAACTACGCCTTATTAGGCGTCCTTATTACTTAAATTTATTTTTTAGATAATCAAGTTCTTCGCGTTTCGTTTTCTTGCTGATCTCTTTTGATTCATGCGTTTGCTTAAATAGCTTTACTTTCTTCTTAGACAGCGCGTTATGCACCCCGACGGCCGTTACATTGCTTTGCATTTCAGCCTGTCGTTTCTGCGCTTCCAAATACCCTTCCGCTTTTAAGCAAAGTTCATGCGGTGTGCTGGAATAAAACTCGTCGGGACTGATGCCGATCTCCCCGGTGTAATACTTATATGCTTCTGTGACCGTCATCGTCTCCGTTTCTTCTTCTTGAACTTTTTTCCTTTTGCTTTTTTCGCCCCTAACGCCTGCTCGGTCGCTTCGCCGATTTTTTCGGTGATATAATCGAGTTCATCTTTTCTGATAAACTCATCTAGTATATCCCCGGCCTTATCAAGCGTTAACTCTTTATCTTCCCAGCACAGCCCGCTATACAGCATCGCTCTGATTTCGAGCAGTCCGGCACCGTTATTTAATTCCATCACGGACTTACCCGTTAATTCTTCCATCACGCAAAATGCGTTCGTGCCGTAACGGAGCAGTCTTTGTTTATCCGCTTTAATTAATACGCCTTGCATATTTTACCTCTTTCACGTTTTACGATGCTTCAGTCTGTGTCAATGCCCCGTTTCCGACAATGGAAACCGAGTATGTGACCTCATCATCATACGGCGCTTCAATCGGAAAATCGGTGATGATGCCCGTGCCTGAATACTTCTTGCCGCTCGGCATCGCCACTTCGGCCGTCACTTCGGTTGATGCCATAAAGGCGGCTTCCAATGCTGCATAGGCCGTATCATCCACCACGACCAGCCCGTCGCAATCGATGCCCCATTCTTTTAGTCCCGCTTCGTTTTCTTTCCATCCTTCACTGTCTTTTGTGGTCGTATCGATCGTTTCGCCCGAGCGGTTCAAGGTTGCCCCTCTTTGCCCGCCCACAGCCGATGCGCCGATTTTAACCAATACATCAATTCCTTTAATTTTAGCCACTTTTCTTATACCTCCGTCAATCTGTATTTTACTTCGATTGTTCCTTTAACATATTCAACACTTTCTCTTTTTGCCGATATGGCCGATACCGCATGAAACTCATAATCACCGATATCGACCGACAAAAGATTGCTCAATGTTTCAAGCAGGTTTTTCACTTTTGCCATACTGCGTTCTTGACCCCAAACATAAATGACCGATGTGGTTTCATAGCCCATAAACGTTTTTGTTTTAAACGTGACGGCGCTGTCATCGCCGATCACCACAAACGGCATCTTCGCTTTTTCGGGGATGTAGTCATAGATTTTAGCTTTGCTTTTAACTGCGGTGACATTGATCGCCGCATATATTTTCTTTTGCAGATCAAACAACGACATGCTTATTTACCTCGCTTCTGATGGATGCATTAAAATATGCATTGGCGGATGTCTCAGCGCCGTCCATAAACTTATCACCCGGCATCACCCCGGTGGACTTACCACTCTTCTGCGCCCTGGGTCCGGTGCCGTATGCGACCAAATGACGATGCGGTGCTTGTTTTGCTCTTGGCATCACAGTAGCGGCGGGTCCGTCTTTAAAAAAGTATTTTGCTTTGATTGACTTTCTTAAATTCCCCGTTTTGCCGACCGGCGCACGCGCTTTACCTTCCGTCACCACCATTTTGGCTGCGTCCTTGGTAATCCGTGTCGCCGCTTTGAAAAAGTTCTCACTATACTTCCAGAGCTTATCTACTGTATCTTTACAGCCCAACACCTTAATCATTCCTGCACCTTTTCAATACACATCAGCTGCAGATATGTATCGCTTTCATCGAAATTTCTGATGGTTTCAATATCAAACCGTCGATTATCATATTTAATCACATGAGATTGTTTAATCAGCGGGTTATACCTTACAAGCAGCGTATGCGTGCTTACCGACATCATCTGCCCTGCAAACGCTTGTGCTTTCTCGCTTGCGGGACGTATCGATGCCCATGTATCCAAAATATGCGTCCAGCCGTGTTCTTCGTCTAAGTTATCGATCCATCCGCCGCCGTCGTCATCATATTCAACGTCTGCCGTGAAATCATATATACTGATGCGCTTGTTTAATTTGCCCGGTTTCATTCTTCCACCTCATATGCATATTGCAGTTGCAGCATAATCGCGGAAGCGGTTACGCTTAATTTTTCCGTACCCGAAACGACCAGTGTTCTGTTATCGTAC